AAGGCATTTGACCCAACGCCAGCAACCTGTGCTGCCCGCCCGATATTCCCGCCCGCAGACGGTTGCCGTATAACGCCGGTTGAAACTGCATCCAAAAGAGCCTCTGACCCGCTCCGAACAGAGCGATCAGCCAACGCCTTCGATGCCGTAGCTGTGGCCGTGGCAGCAAGCATAGTTGGGTCCACAGCAGCAGCGTACAAGTTAAGTGCAGACATAAGGCCGTTCCCACCGGGGGCAAGTTTACCAATTTTGCGCTGGACATTTTCAGTAATACTGCCGCGAACAAATGAATCCATAAGGTCCAATTCCTCAGGGCTGAACCATTTTGCCTTCTTGGGGTTTGTAACAATGGAAGTCACTGCCTGCCGATACTTATTCAGAACGTTGCCGCCGGAGCCGGTCCCTGCTGTCTGCAATTGGGCCTTCGTAAATGCGTCTTCTAGCATTTCTGCCTTGCGGAACCTGGAATTAGCCAGACGCGCGGCCTTCATAAGGTCGCTGCTGCCCGCTTTGCTATCAATCAGATCATCGATTGCGGCGATGGCGTCCAGAATGTCAACTTCGTTATCTGCTTTAGAATATCTCGCCCAAAGGTTTTGACGTATTTTATCAAGCCGCCCTATCGTTATATCCCGGCCCTCTTGCCGCTGGAGCAACGCCAAGGCCGCATCCGTCTGCTTATCGACGCCTGGAACGTAATTCCCGTCATCAACTTTCATCAGCACATTGAGGATTAAGTCATCAACCTCTGCTGCCTTAAACACTTCGCCTGAACCATCTACAGCCTTGTAGGCGGCACTTTTTGTGGCCTTTAGTAACGGTACGGTCGGACGCGCACCTGACTTGTTTAGCAACTTCTGCAAGCCGCTTGAAATGCCCTTGAATGCGATTGCGCCTGTACCAGCGGTGAACCCGCCTATAATCACGCCCTTACCAAAATCGCCAGCACGTTCAACAGCACTGCCCTCAGCCGTTCCAGCCTTATACGCGCCGCCCATAAGACCACCGACTACCGCCGCGCCCTTGACTGTAGTTGCGGCCTTTGCAGGCGTAATCACCGCACCACCGATTTCGGCCCCAGTATATGTATTTGGGAACTTTGCTGATGAAGCCTCCTGAAAGGCGCGGGCTTTTTCCGTCGCGAACTTTTGTGCATCAGGGCCACCAGAAACCCCAGCAGCAACCCCAGCCAATTCATCACCGAACCCAAGCGTCATGCCTTGCGTACCACCCGCCGCAACAGCATCAAGCTGCGTTGGGTCCATGTTGTTTCGCAACAAATCACGCGACGTCATCTGACCCGTTTCGGGGTTTAGAAACATATCGTCAGGAACACTTGGTCCAGCCGGGGCGGGGGATGCCACACTATCCTGATTTGCCTTTAGCTGCTTTGCCTTGGCAATCGCTATTGCCCGCTTCTGTGCATCAGTCATTGAATAATGCCCTATCTTCTTCGCTCATGAAGTCCCATAGTTCTTGGCTAACGCCCAAGTTCTTTGCCGTGTTTGTAATTTCAGTAGTCGTCGCGCCTTTTGCTGCTGCGCCGCTCATAATCTCAAACTGCTTTTCCGCTTCTTTTCTGGCTTGCCTTTTCTGCGCGACAACTTCCGCACCCTCACCCGGCAACGGGAAGTATGTGCGAATTTCTTCGGCCATTTCGTCCGCGCCAATTACAGCGCCGGACTCCTTGCGCAGCTTTGCGCGAACCCAATCGCGTTGCGCCTGCAACAATAGAAGCTGGTCAGTGTTTAGGGCCAATCCTTCAAAATCGGTCCCCGCAACAAGAAGCGACGCAATGGACCGCGTAGTCACGCCATCATCCGCGAACTTGTCTAGCAGCGTCTCGGACGCCCGCATCCTCGAAAGATACCCCGCCGATGATTTCTCACCTTCTGTGGTCTTGACGTTGCTTCCGCCAACAGCACTACCCGTCTCAAAAGTAACCGCGCCGGTGTTCGGGTCAGTGACAAGCCTCATCCCTTCGCTGGCCGTAAGTTTTCCCATTGCCGCCGTGTATGTCGCCTCATCAATAAGCCCGGCTTTGTAATCAGCAGCCAGTTTCGCCGCCGCAGATTGCGGTGTGGCCACATCAGGCGCGACCTGTGCCTTTGCGTCCAGGACTGCGATGTATCCAGCGGCCTTAGCCGCGTTCAATTCACGCTCGGCAAATGGCGCTTGATTTGGGTCAATGCCGTAATTCTGCGCCAATGCGTTATACGTTGCCTCGTCTGGAACGACCGCAAGGTTTGTCCAAGCCTCTTTTAGCCTACCAGATGCCGCCGCCGCTTCTTCTGCGGAAATGTTAGCCGCCTCTGCCTCAGCTTGCCGTGCTGCGTCTGTTTTAGCCATTTCAAGGCGTTCCGCGCTAATAGCCATCCCCTGACGTGTCGCCTGCATCCCCAATTGGCCTTGCTGGATGCCCATTGCTGCCTCTGGGCCAGCGACCCTTGCATAACCGTTCAGAGCGTTCTGGTCGCCCCGCATAACGGCAGCACCATTGGCCTGGTTGAAGTTGGCTAGGTCATTCGTTCGATTAGATTGGTTCTGGAACGCAGCCGCTTGGTTGCCCTGCTGAACTTGTGCAAGGAAATTTGGCTGATTGCCTGCAAGGATGAGGTTTGCGTTTAATGGCATGTTAGAATCCTACCGTTGCTAGTGCATTTCTTTGGCGCATAAATGGCGCTGCGTCTTGCGTCTGTGATTTCATAGCGAATTGCTGTAGTTGGTTTTGGCTTTGCGGTTGCTGTTGCGGTTGCACGACGCCTAATTGATTTGCCGCAGCGATACGACGATCCAAATGGGGTATGCCGGGGCGAAGAAACTGATTGCTGTATATTTGCGCAGCTTCTGTTGCATTCGTCGCGCCGTAAAGGGCGTTCGCCGCCTTGCTTTCTGTGTTTTGCAGTTCCCATAGGGTGAAGTCAAGTTGGGCATTTAAGTCATCAGGTGCCGCGCCGCGCTCTGCGGCAAATGCCTCGAATTGCTTACGCCGTGGCCCTGTCCATTGGTTAAGCCCGTAGCCGCCGCGTGACCCCTCAACAATCGGTGAAATCTCATTGATGCCGGGGTTCAGGCCGCTTTCGACCATCATGTTCCCAACAATGCCACGCGCTATATGCTCTGGAATCCCGCGCCGCATTAAACCAATGAGAATTTCCTGTTCCATTAGGCGTAACCGCCGCCGCTGTTAAGGCCGTTCTGATACTGGCTCAGGCCGATGTAGTTTTGAAGGCCATTGTTAAATGCGTTTGACACGCCGATTGCCCCAGCTGCTTTAGCGTTGCCAATCCCGGCCAATGCGTTTGAATTGTTAGATACAAAGTTCTGCCCAGCATTCGCGGTCATGTTTATAGCGCCGATGCCGCGATCCACGCCTTGCCCCAGACGGTTCAGGTAGTTCCCGTATTCCATGCTCGCCAAGCCGTTGCCCCGCGCCTGTAGCGCCTGCAATGCCGCGCCGGACATAAGGCCACCACGTGCAGCCGCGCCGCTCTCTGCCGCGTCCAGGCCCTCGGCAAGTTGGAACTGGTATCCCGGTGTTCCCTGAAAGCCTGCATAATTGCTTGGCCGCGCGCCAATACCGTTTTCGAAATTAAGAGCGTTTCTATATTTCCGCCCGTCCTGTCGATAAGGGCGGGTCATTCGCTTCTGGTCTTGGTATACTGAGTTTGCCGCCTGACGATCTTTTTCAGCCGCCGACGCCTGCGCTCTGGCCGCGCTTGAAGCCCCAATGGCACCGATAACGCCGCCGAGCAATCCTAGCAATGGAAGTACCATGTTATTCTCTCTTTCTAAGTCAAATGACGATGGCTAGATACATTTGTATTGACGCATCAACCGCAGTGTTTGCCGCCGTTGAAATAGCCCGAACGCGAATATCCGAGTTTTTCGGAAGGATTAAATACGGATCAAACTTGATTTCCATTGCTGATAGGCCAACCGAATTTAGCGTCACGCGACCGCCCGCGGGCCGGAACACGCCGCCTGGTTGCCGTTTCTCAATGACAAAATCAACCGAAGCAGATGTTTTCTTTGAAATAGACGCATACCCGCCTGTGATTATGCCGTAATCAGTGTTGGACACCGTTGTGGCGCACTTGAACGACTGTGTTTCGCCCAGAGAGCCATCGATCTTCAAATGCACCTTTGTTGAATCGCTCGGAACGCCGCCGGAAATAGCGGTGTCCTCATACACATAGAAATCCCCAGCCAATGGCGTGGAGCTGTCGATATAAGCACGGCTAACGCGGGCCAGAGGTGTTCCTAACACAACCTTTGTCTGCCCGTTCGACACCACCGTCTGAATGACGGACGTATATTGCGCATCAGCGCCGGTGCCGCTTACCGTATGGCCCTCAATCTTCATTGTGACCGCATCGCCTGCATTACTTGATGACACCGTATCGATGGCATCGGTCGTCACATAAGACTCGTTGCCGCCGTTGGCCCAAACCGTCTGATAGGACGTGCCGACAGACTCATTCTTGCCGAATTTCAACAGGCTTTTACGCTTTTCCGCAACAGATACTTTCTGCCCATATGTCCCTAGAATTTCGCGTTCGGCCTGTGCTATCTTCATATCCCCGCCCCCGCCCTCAAGCGCCTCGATTCTTGCCTGCTGGTCTTGCAGAAGCTTCATAAATTCAATCGTTGGCCTGCCGTTTTGGTCAACATAGGATATATTGATGTTCGGCGCGGTCATTGCGGACGAACCCTTGCCGATGCTGTCAATGTTACATCAACCGGGTCATTCATTCTTATTTCGCTGGTAAACCTGCGGTATTGCCCCAAGGACCTTGCCAGAACCCTTGCCGAGAAGTCCCCAAGATACCCAAGCGACAGGACGCGTTCCTGCCCCCAAGACAGCCCGCCGTCTCGCGATGTGCGCAGCATTAACTTTGGCGCTCTGGTTTCTGTGTCAGTCACCGTATTCCAACCGATACGCCCAAACAGTTCGAACTCCGCAATCCTGAAACGTTCCCCGTCATTGTAGAGGTTATCGGATACGATTGTGCGCGTTAGAACCTTGTCCCCGTCTGAGTTTGTGCGGCCCAACGTGCTAATATTTCCGCTGTCCGTACCGACAAGCCAAGACCCGTTGTGAAGTGTCGACACAACCGACCTCCATGCGTCCAGGTCGCCAGTAGCGCGTTCAGCCCATTTCCCCGTGGTAATGTCGTAAACCCATGCCGGACGGTCGCGAAAGCGGATAACACAAAACTTGCTGCCCTCGTCCTCGTAGTAAAAGCAGTTTGTCGGCTCACCCTGCGAAATGGCAGTAGCCACAGGAACGGTAGACACCGGTTGAAACGCAGCGCCAGCCGTAATGTAGGCAATCCCATCATTCCCGATCAGGAACAGCCCGCCTGGGAACCTCGTAACAAGATTGAACGCCTTGAGGCCGGTTTCTATAACACCACCTGAAACAGCGGCGAACGCATCAGCACCGCCCGCCCCGGTTGGATACCAAACCTCTGTTGACTCCGCACCGAACAACCAAAGGTTCCCATTGAACGCCTTGCCGCGAATTAGGTTGTCGTCCCGGCTTTCAGCCGACGCAAAGTTTAGCGCGGGAAGTGTGTCTGGTGTGGAAATGTCCGACCAACAGAACTGAGACCCGTCCTTTTCAGTTAGAATTGTGCGACCGGCCAAGAACGTAACGGACCCGAAGGATGAAAAGTTTCCAGCCGTTGGCTCCGTGAAGCTGCCATCGTAAACGAAATATTGACCGCCAGCAGTCCAGCATGTTGCGTCAAAGTTGCTGGATATGTCCGTATTCTGATCGTCCGTAATCGTGCCTATTTGTGTGGCGACATTCGACGCACTAAACATATATGCCTTGCCGCCCGTTGCGGCGTAAAGTGTGCCATTAAAAGAATCCATTGCCCGCAGGAATACAGACGAAACTGACGTCAGCAGGGTTTCCCCAAGCACCGACTTTATTTCATGCCCACGCGGAACCGGAAGGCTATAGGCGTTCACCAAACGCTCCGGGTTAGCCGCAATATTATCAGGGTCGCGGCTGGATTGGATGGCAAGCGGGAATTGCATCAGTAAAACGCCGTTGCTAGGCCTGCTGCGGCCTCGTCCGCAGAAACTACCCCATCATCGTCAGTGTCGCGGCGGTCGTCCCTGTCATCAGGCAACGCATAAGCGCGGAAACGGGCCATAGACCGACCGGGTGTCTCTGGTGGGTTGACCATGTAATGCGGCGCAACCTCAGCCGCTAAAAGATATGACAACGGCAAGAAACCAGCAGCGGGAACTGTCGCAACAGTCCATGAGAACGTAACCCCCCAAAGGCTTTGCAATTCCGATAGCAGCGCGTCAAGCACGTCGCCACAGTATCCTATTTGATCTGCCGATACCGTTTCGTCAACGGACAAGATGCCCAAACGACGAAGTGCGGCCCCGACAACCTCAGACTTTGTTGCCATCTTTTTTCGCCTTGCTCTTTACTTCTTTAAAGTCATCAAGTCTGGAAATCTTAGCCGCCAATTCGTCGCTGACCTCTACCGCCTTTCCAGACGGGAATGTCGTGTCGCGGATTGTGACTTCGGCTTGTTCGCCAGTGTATTTGAATTTCATTTGCAGAGGCTCCAACCGTAACGATTTTTTTTGATAAATGGCCTGCTCATGGTCGGGTTCCATTCTCTCGCGCTTGCTGAACGGTAAAAGCCTATGTGGGTTTCGTGCGCAAAAAACTGAATGCAGGGGATGAACTGGGCCAGCCAAAAGGCACGGCGAATTGGTCTGGAAGCCCGAATGTCTGGGAATGCTTTCATAGTAACCTCCTAAAAATGGGGCGAACCGTTAGGCCCGCCCCGCTTTCATTATGCGTCGGCAACACAGGCCATGAAGCCCGTCACGATGCCGTGGTCTTTCGGAACGTCTGTCTCAACAGTCGCGTCAGTGCCGAAGCGAAGTTTTTCGATACCGTCAAAGGCGTTGATCGAAACACCTTTTTTGTCTTGGTAATCGAATTGCTCGTCAACAGACCACCACTTGCGGCGGATCGCGTAGCCAAGCGCCTGAGCGCCACACAGGTACACAGGTGCAACGTTGATAGACGATGCGCCAACACCGGAAAGAACAGGAATATCATCCAGTTCCTTGAAGATGATGCCTTCCCATTCAATGTCGCCACCTTGGAACAGCTTTTCATTCTGCATACGCAGCGAAACGCCTGTCTGTGCGGCAATAATCGCCGGATCAGACTTCAAGTCACGGAATGTGTATGGATGCACATAGGCCGTGAAGTAACGACGACCAGACGACGCAGATGTAACCGGCGTGATCTTCGGCGCGGCTGTCAGCGCCATGCGCTTCATAACCGTGGCGATTGAGCCTGTCAGTTTGTCGTTGGTTCCATCTACGTTTGCCAATGAACCAGAGTGGTCATAGGTAGCGCCGCCAGCGGGTGCGGCTGTAGACAGGTTGCTTTGTGCTGCACCGAACAAAACGCGGTCGGTGTTGTTGTCCAGCCATGCATCTTTCTGCGCTTCTGTCGCGGTTCCGTAGGCAACGCCATCGATAGATGCCATAGCGGCAATCATGCGGTCGCGCGTGTTTTCTTCTGCCCAATTCATCAATACCGTCTTACCGGCTTGGCGAAGTGAGATTGCAGAATAAGCCTCGTCTTGCTCAGAAACACGGAAGGCGTTACGGCGCTTAACGACCGTTACTTTTTGCGACCGGGTGTCAATCGCTTCTTCGTTGCCTTCCAGCGTTGCCGTACCGGTGACACCTGCGCCGGACATTTTGTTGACCAGTGCATATGTGATGGAATCGCCGGGTTTACCGCTCAAGTCCTCTTTGACCTGAATGATAGCGTTTTCAGATGTTCCCATTTCACGCTTAAACAGCGACTTCTGGAAATACTCGGTGTAGAACTTAGAGTCCCACTGTTGTGGCGTTAGGCCTGCCACTGCTGGTGTATCAGCCATTTTCTTTTTTCCTTAAAAACGGTCAGCCGCCTTCACCGATAATCGCATCCAAAGAAGGAGGCGAATATGCGGGTCCGGTTCGTGCTGCCAAACTTGTTTCGCCAGCTAAGGACGGTGCCTTTGCCGACATTGTTTTTGCTACCTGTTCTGCCTGAACTTCGCGCAGAATTTCAGCCCGTATTTTGTCCCGATAAGCGACTGGATCGCCAATCTCGGACAACGCTTCATTGGCCTTTTGGGCCTCAACGTTGGCCTTGTGCCAATCCGCCATATCTTCCCATCCGAATTGGCTTTGACCAAACTCAGACGCCTTGCCAGCGGCCTTAGCCGCTTCGAAAGCCTCTTGAACAAAGTCTTTTCCATGATCCCGTTCAGCAATGCGCTGTGAGCGGTTCAAATCACGAACATGCAACACTTGCATATCGTAACTTGCCGCCCCTTCGGGGTCTTCGATTGGATCGGGGCGCGTAACAGGCTCCTTAACCTGTGCCGGTGCTGCCAACATGCCCTCAATGCGGGCCAATCGTTCGCCTAATGCTTGCGATTTCTCGCGTTCTTTCTGCAAGGCTGCGACCGGAACTGTATGCGGGTGTTCTTCCGCCTTCGGTTCCTCTGGCTTTTCCGGCTCTACAACCGGGGCTTCGGTTACTGCTTCGGGTGTTTCCACCTCTGGTGTCTCGGCTTCTGCCACAGGTTCACCATCTAGGATTTCTCCAAGTTCAGACATATTTTCACCTATCGTTGTGATTTCACGAAACGCCCTTAACGTTGGCGGCACGAACGCCCGGTTAACCCCGGCGGCGGGTTCAGTAGCCTATGGCGGCAAGTTGTGCCTCCACCTGCGTCTTTTCGGCTGTGGCGTTGTCTTTATTGATAGTTGCCATCGCCTTCATGCTTTCAGTCTGCGTCTTTTGATCTTCACGCTGAGACTGCATTTGCATTTGTTCTTGATTTGCTTGTGAACGGGCTTCAAGAGCCTCGATCAGTTTCTCTTTCATATCACGGCGCATGTTTGGTGCGCTTTCGATTAGAATTTCCATCGGGATTGCGTCGGGGCGTGACGTCGCCAGGTTAACCAGTTGTTCGAACGTCTCGCCAGCAAGCGTGACTTGATCCGGCACTTCTTCCAGCAGAATATCAACGTCAATTTCCTCCACTGGGTTTGTAACCTCAGCGACCATATCAAGTCGTGGGTCGCCTGGGGCCAACTGCATCTGGTACGCAATCTCTTGAATAGCGTCCTCATCCATTGTGTTGAACTTTTCACGCAACGTCACGGGCTGGTTTAGGCCGACAAAGCGAACGTTGCGTTCGTCGTCTGTAACCCTGATCCACTTCTCTGCCGTCCAATATTGACGGATGCGGTTCCAGACCGCCCGATACACGGCGCGTGTAAAGTGGCTTAGATTGTCCGTGAGTGGTGCTATTTCAATCATGCCGCCTTGCTGACGTGCCATGATAGCGCGGCCTGACTCGTTACCCTCCGTCTTACCAGCAAGCCCTGAGTTTGCCCCCATAAGGTCAAGTTCGGCCTTGGCTTCTTCCATCAAATTGAACTGGCCGACCGTAACATCGCTAGTGTTCATCATTTCGAAACGGATTTCCGGCTGGACCTCGATGTGTCCGTCCGGCTTTGCCATTTCCAATTTCATCTTCTTGACGCTATCAACAGCACCCTTTTCACCGATGGTCTGGCGAGAATTTAGCAAGTGCAGGGCCTTTGAGCGTCGCTTGTTTACCTCGTCTTGCAGGTCCAGCATGTCTTTGACCATGCCATAGCGGTCATTGTCCCGGTCGACATAAGCTGATTGCATAATCAACGGGCATTCGCTCTCCCCGTCCTCATCTACATACGGGCTTTCGCCTTCATCAAGGATAGCGCCCTTTGTAAACTTCGCCCACTTCCAAATGCCATCTTCCCGATAGTGGATAAGCACAACACGAATGCGCTTGCGTGACGCATCACCCCAAACCTTGAACGATGGTCTGTCGTCGTATGTGTCGCTTCCGCCTGCATCTGTCAAAAGGCCATCGATTGCGGCCTTGGCGCGAGGGTAATCACGCTTTACAGTTTCAGCATCAGACCAAACGACTGCGCCTTTATACTGCGCGTCTGAGAAGTCAGCCTCCCGTGAATGCGGGTCATAGAACAAACGGTCGAACGGATAGCGGTTAATGCATATCTTCGGCTCGTTCATCGGTGGCTTGAACTTATGGACGACCTCAACGCCGCCGTATCCCTCAACCAGAATGTCATCCCATACGCCAGAACGCTTTTTGTCAAAGTCCTCGTTGTCACACACATACCGGATGGAATCCGTAGCCGCCTCCGCCCCCTGTTCATGGTCGGGTGTGCGCGGGAACGCCCGTGGGTCTGTCCTTGATTGCATTTCAAGACCACGCAGCCAGTCCACCTTGCGCCGAATGCGGTTGTTGACGATTGGTGGTTGCCCGCGTTTTTTGTATTCCAGAAGTTCAGCGGCAGACAGTTGCTTGCCATTGTAATAGTCGCGGCACCGCTCAGACGATTGGCGGGCGGCGAAAGTCGCGTCCTCAGCAGCCTCAAACTGCTGGACGCGCTTTTCTACATTACTTTCCATGAAGTTTCCGCCTCGTAATCATCATCTGTGCCATAGTCCCGGCGACGTTCTGGTTTAACTGTCTCGATTGCAATTAGCTTGCCTTTCCGGTGAAGGCCTTCAACAGCGTAACGTATGTCGTCAATGTGGTGGTTATCTTTATCTTCCGGTACGGTAAGAATTTCGCCCGTATGTTTTATGACCTTGTAAGAATGCGTCTTGAATTCCTGCACCGTGTTTGTGCATCTAGGGTGGATAATAATATCCATGCTTTGGAGGAAGGAATACCCATCCTCAACAGAACCTTTACCCTTTTTCGCTGCCCGCATCCTTGGCAGGCCGTTTCTTCTACACTGGTCGATCAGTTCTGGCCGCGCATTGTCAGCGTATGATGGCCATTTGGCGACGCCAGGCAATTCGCTGATCTTGTCAACCAAATCTTCATTCCGAATGCCAACGCCGTTTATTTCGTGCGTTATGTATAACTTCGGTGGTCGCTTTTCCCTTATCGCCGCGTCGTAATCAGGCAAACAGAACCTATTGCCCGCCAGTGGGTCAGACGCAAAACCCCAATCCACACCGTAGAACCATACTGCGTTATCCGGCACCATAACCTCGCCAAGACGCCAGTTGTGAAACACAATGCGCTGCGATCTGCTGTCATACCCGCCAAGCCAAACGTGGGTGAATATGTCAAGAATAGCCAAATCAGCCGGTGCTGGTTCCTCACCAACAGCCCTTGATGCAGATATTCTGGCCTTAGCCGCGTCAGCCCTTACCTTTTCCCTCTCATATTCAGACCAAGCCGTGTCACTGACAAACGGGTTATCCGAAATGTTTACATCAACAACCGTGAAATCTTCGTGTCCGTCGTTATCGGCGAAGAACCTGTCAACCGCGTCTAGTTCATTGTCAGGGTTCCATGCGAACCAAAGTTCAGACCCCTGCTTACGAAATGTAGGTGTTAGCTTCTTAACCGATGTTGCGCTTAGTGCGTTGGCCTCATCAACCAGTCCTAGGTCAAAGTCCTCAAGCCCCTTCACAGCGTCCGCCGTGTGGTCCTGCATGCCTAAGAATATGGCAACACCATCAGCACCGTGCCTCTTTATTTCCTGCCCCTGCATATCAAACAGATACGAAGCGCCCTGCTCGTATATCTTTTTCTCCAACAGGCTTTTCAAACTGTATTTGATAGACTTCTGGATTTCCCGAATCCCGGCAACCTTGAAGTCAGGCCGCGCCGCCATCTTTGCCGCAGCCAATTCACAAAACTGATGCGACTTACCGCCGGAACGACCGCCCCTGGCCCCCTTGTAACGGCAGGGACCAATTAGAGGAACAGCCCATCTGGCTACCTTTGGTTCAATCCTGCCTTGTTGGGTCAATTATCTTGTAGACAACCTCACTAATTGGGATTGCCCCCCCATCAGGTCCGCTTACCTCTGTAGACTGCTTTGGCTTGCCATCAACGCGATCCATGACTTCACGGATAGCCTGAAGGTCTCCGCCTTCTGCAAGTTTGAGAAGAACGCCCGCAATGTTGTATATTCTCTTGCGGTCGCTTTTAGGATCAAGCGCGTCCAGCTTCTCAAGAATTGCGTGTCGAAATACGTTCTCGTTGGCCTTTCTGCCTGAGTTTGCGTTACCTGCCATTTTAAAATCACCAACCTTTTGAATGCTTTACGGTTTAAGCAGCGATGATTGCCACTTTCGAACCCACTGGAATATGCCCAAAGTTGCGGGTTTGTCCGGCCAATACAAGCCTATCAGCGTTTGACGCTGCTGTTGGGTTTGTGCCTACAGCTACCCAAAGCGTTGTGTCTGTCGTGATTTCCAATGTGTCAAAATTGGATGACGTCATCGTTGTTTGCGTGCTGGTTGCGAAAGATGTTTTCGTTTCTGTCGATCTTGGTGTTGCCGCTGATATTTGCGCAAGGCCATCAAGTGCCTTTACGAAAGCG